AACGATGATAGCCTGAGCTTCGTCTGAACCTGCTGCTTCGAAAGCATCAGAAACGATGATTGGCATACCATAGATACGTCCGACTTCACCAGTTAGGATAGTAGCTTGTGGGCCATACTTATCAACTGTTACTAAAGAAGTCTCATCCATTAGACCATAGTAAGCATCTTGGTGCATGAATACAACTAGATCTGCAGGATTGTGACCCCACTGACCCATGTTAGAACGTGCAGTTAATAGGTTTGCAACTGAAATAGTTGTTGAAGAATCAGTTGTAGCAACTGTGTTACCAGAGTTACCACCAGCATTTTCTTCTAGCTCAGTGAAAGGAGCTGTTACGCCAGTACCTAGAATTGAAGCATCTGAAGTTCTAGCCATTCTACGAACGATAGCATCACGGATGATGTTAGCGATTGGAACGATTGCATCCTCTTCTTCCTCATAACCAATGTACTCACGAGTAGCTAGTTTATGAGCAGTCAATGTGACTTCTGACAATGTGTGTTGCTTTCTTGAGCCAGATGAAGCATCGTTAAATGCAGTACCTGCAGCAGCGCCATCATTGTAATCAGAAGTTGACACCCATGTTGCATCAATACCAGTATCTGGATTTGATGGGAAGTTCATAACTCTTGCATTCATTTGCATAGTTGTGAAAATTGGCTCTACTACAACTCTATTTTGTAGTTGATCCATTACCATACCATTCCAAGTAGTTTCCCAGTCTGTGTCTGCGAAACGAGTTGCCTTCTCAATTACTTGCTTGCTTGATTTAAGATCTTTAACATCTTTGTTTAATACTTTAGAAGTAATGAACATACGAGTTAGCTCATCTTCAGTTGGAGCATCTGAACCAACTTCTGACCATTGCATCTTAGACTTAGCCATTGCTTCAAGCTCTTCTTTAGCAGCTTTAAGCTCTGTAGACATTTCTGCAATTGCTTTCGCATAGTTGTCATCGTTTTCTTTAATTTTAGCTTCTAGGCCTTCTGCGACCTTCTCAGCTCTTGTTTTTTCGACCTTAATTGATTCGAATTCTTTTTCAGCCGTAGCCTTCGCTTCCTTCTCAGCAACTTCAGTCTTATATGAATCTACTGCCGCTTGCGCTGCTGAAGACATCATATCCTGTAGTTCTTTCTTATCCATATTTAGTTCCTTAAGAATATCCTGAGAAGTTTCTTGCGATTCCTTCTCAATTATAGGTTGTTGTGGATTCAACTCTTCTCTAACCATTTCAAAGGCTTCTATAGCTTCCGCTTTTTCTTCCTCTGTTTGATCCTGCTCAACTGATACAAAAGATTTTCTGAACTTGTCATACTCTTCTGCACTATCGAACGATTTAGCTAGTGAAAACGTAGAATCTTGATTAGCTGGTACAGATACAACGCTAATTTCATATAGATTTAAGTCTTTGATATAAAAAGTATCATCCTCTTTACTATAATCAGCATCCTTTACCTGAAAACCAACGCTAAATGTTTTTAAGACACCGTCTTTGATTAAATCATAAGTCTTGCCTGCAGCTCTACTAATGTCAGCTTGGATTTCCAAACCTTTCTCAGTGACTGTGTAACCTGTACATTGACCGATAGGCTTTTCGTAGTCATGAAACGCTAAAATGATAGGATTCTTTAAGTAATCGTCCATACCACCTTTTGTCCACGCTTCTTTTACGATAACGTCACCAGAACGGTCTTTTGAGGTTGTATTGGCATACCCTCTGATTCGTAGAGTAGATTGGTCATTAATCTCACCAGATTTCTCTACTGCCTCAAATTGTGCGCTTAGTTCAAAATGTTTATTTTTAAACTGATTCTTCATCATTACCTCTATTTTCCTGTGGTCTTCCGCCCACAGCTGGATTGCTTGCACTACCAGCTATATTTGCTGGAATGCGTAAATCATCATGACCTTCTATCTCTTCTAATCTCAACGCCTTTCTAGCTTCATTTGGAGAAATAATCCCCGTATTAACTAGAGTGCTGTAATATTTTGCTTTATCATCTAACTCTGGCTGTAAAGGCGAGAGTTCTTCTAGTGCTGCTGCAAGGTCATAACCAAAATATCGTTCCATTGCTCCAATCACTTTTCGCACTAGAGGTAGAACGGTCTCTTGATACATTAATCTATGGTTAGGTCGTATGTTCGCATTATTGCCCCCGTTAAACAATACTGGAGGTATACCTAACACATGTAGGATAGTCTCCTCTAAGTTGGTGACTGATTCTTCAAAATCTAACTTCTGAAAATCAACAGTTGATAGATTATCAATTTCTAAACCACCATCCAAAATTAACGGTCTACGACCACCAGATTTTGGATTGTACCTTTGTGACCATGACTGAATTAATCTGTCTTTCACTTTAGTACTTAGAGTATTTGGACTCTTTAATACAAGTCCTGGGACTGCCCCGTTTTTGAAGAAAGTCGCTTGAAAGTCTCTCATGTTGTATAACAAATCAATTGAGTCTTCAG